GCCCTCCCAATCCTTACCTGTGGTCTTTACCTCAGCAATGGTTGTCCAGTCGCTGTTGAGGCCGTCAGGGGTTGCCAGATGCCACCTGTCGGCACCGAGTCCACAGATAAGCCAGTCGTTTGCCTCAACCCCGTATTCGGACGGTAATTGTTCCACGATCCAGTTTTCCCAGTCACGCCCAAACTTCATGTAGGCGTTGTCCTCGACAACGTGTTCCTCTGGGTTTAGGGCGCGGTTGAGTTCGGCATCGTACCCTGCAGGGCCTGATGCCGCCTTTGCAACCGTTGTGGCACTCACACCGTATTGTCGGGCTTTGTACCATTCGTCAGTTAGTGACCGTGCCACCATTCTGTCCACGCGCAATGTCATTGAGTATCCTCTCGCCAGCAAGCATTTGCTGTTGAGTGAATAATGCCATAGAGGTGGGACTTGATATGTGCATGTCGTAGCGCAAATTGAGCCACAGGTTCATTTTGTACGCTTTGCGGTCGCGTCGTGCGGCGGCTTCTTTTTCGCGGATGATTGCGGCGAGTTCTCCCCGGACGATGTTGGCGTTGGGGTGTCGTTCAGCCCACAGGTTGACGAGGCCGCAGGTTTTACAATGCGGCAAGAATGTCACCTAGGGACCATGCGCTGATGATTGCAACAAAGATGAGGATGTATGCGGGGAGGTTGGATTCGGGTTTCATGGTGTGCCTTTCGTAAGTGATGCCCGGCACCGTGTTGGTACCGGGCATCAGGTGGGTGCTTAGTAGAGGTCGCAAACGTCGCAGGTGCAGAGTGCGTTGTCAAGGGCCTCGCGCGTGGTCAGGGTGTAGTCGTTGCAGTTGGTGCAGATGTGCGAGGTCGAGTGCAGGTCGCATCCTGCGCAGTAGTTGGTGGCGGTGATGCTGATGATTGTGTTCATGGTGTTCCTTTGGCTAGAGGTGGACTTGCTTGATGTATCGACTGTAACATACCCGCGACACTATCCGCGACACTAACCGCAACTAATTTAGGTAACAGTTTGATAACGACAAAACAGGGGCGGCCGACCCCTAATGTCGACCGCCCCACCCGAATAGGGAGAAAGGATAAGAACCTATTCGGGGACAACCTCGGCGACGACCTCGACCGGGGGAACAACCGCCGCAGCCTCAGCACGTTTCTCCGCAATCTCTTTACGCAACAGTTTCTTGGGATCAATGAACACGCCACGCGCATTCTTGATGGCGAAGTGCAGGTGTGGCCCGGTGCTGGTCGTGCCCGTGTTACCCGACAACCCGATAACGTCGCCAGCCTTGACCCGTTGCCCGTTCGACACCATCGGTTTGGACAGGTGCAGGTAGTACGAGTGTTTGCCGTCCGGGTGACGAATGGCAATGTTCTTGCCCAACACTTGGTCGGGGTTATTCGAGCATGACACCACGATGCCTTTGGCGGTGGCGAACACTTTGTCACCGGTGTTGCAGGCGTAATCGAGTCCGGGCATTTTTGACCCACGCTTCACATGGTCATCAAAGTTGTCACGAACTTCGCGTGTCTTGCACGGCCTGATGTAGTCAACATCCATTGTTATCCTCCTGTGTTTGTGATGATGAGAGAGATGAGTACGGCGGCGATGCCAGACACTCCGGCAAACCCCCACACTTTCATCTCAAGATTGCGAATACGAATCTCATGGTCGTCGAGTTGCTTCGGGTGGTCGCCCATCCGCAGCTCAAGTTCAATAAGTTTGTCGTAGATCCGTTCAAGTGTTACGACGACTCCGTCACTTGGCATTCTTTCCACCGTCTTTTGCACGGGCCGTTTCGATTGCCGAGTTGATTGTGGAATCGAAATCGGTGTCGTTGACTGTGCCTTTGCCTGCGTAGATGAATGCCAGCGCACCAAAGATGCCTAGAACACCCGTCAGCGACCCCATAAGGGCGCTCTGGGCGACTGTAAGCCCAATGGCGGAACCTGCACCCAACCCGGCAATCCCAGCCCCAAGGGCGAACGATGCGATGCGGAGTACGCGTGTGATGATGTCTTTCATGTTTATACCTTTTCCAGATAGTAGTCGATCATGTATCGGTCGGCGCTGACGTTTCCGTCGACCCCGACGATTCGGTGTGTAGTTGTTGTGCCGTCGTAAGTTATTTGGGTTGTGCTGCCGACTGCGAGCGCCGACACCGCGGTCAAATCCTCTTGGGCGTTCCATCGGATGCGTGTGATGCGGTTGCTGGTGGTGGAGTACCGGGTGAGGTATGTGGTGGCCGTGTCGTCGAGATTGTTGGTCACTTTGAATGTGGGTGACAGTCCGAGTTCCCCGGTCCAGATGTATTGGAATGATGTGTCGCTGGCGTTGTCGCCGTCGAAGTATGTGACGGGTGTGCTTGATGATGATTTGCGCATGACGAATCCGTCACCCCAGAATTGGTCGCCAGCACTGAAGTTTGACCCGTCAGCACGGTTGTATTCGATACCCACAATGGCGCGTTCAGCGTTTGCTGGTGCGACCGCGGTCACAGTCATGACCTGCCAAACGTAAGGTGTTGATCCGAACGTGGTTTGTGCGCTGTAACTGGTCGAGAGTGTTGAACCGGATTCGTCTTGGAATCGGATGAACGAACGGCCACGCACGTTGGCACGGTTGGGTGATCCACGCGCACCTGCGGCCTGAAACGCATAGTTGACACCAGCGATGACGGGAACACCGTCAGCCTCGGACCCTGTGTAACGGATTTCTGGTGTGGTTGCGATTGATGAGATACGGAACCGCAACGCCCATTCACCGTGGTACGCCGAAAACGGTGTCGACATTTCGGATGGTTTGCGCCGGGCAATTCTTGTTTGTTGGGTGGTGTAACCCTCATCGGAGTATTCCAGCGACGGGTTGCCGACCAAGTTTAGATCCTGCACAATACCTGCCAAGTTGGTGTTTACTTCGCTGGCACGGTTTCCGTAGGTTGTGATGGATGTTGCGTCGGTTGCCGACCAGTTCGTGTCATACGGCACGGACACAACTTCGACACCGTTCACAATGTTGTAGTTCGGCACGTTCGCGCCACCGCGCTTCGTAACTTCTTTGTCGTTTGTGTCGGTGATCACGGACAAGTTGTTGATGACAATGGTGTTGGCGACGTTCTGCGACGACGACTCGAAATCAATCTCGGTGTAGTGAAGTTGCCCGGCAGACCCAGCAACATCGGTGAAAGTCTTACCCGACGACGGTGCCGTGGTCAACGGTCGAATCGTAATCAGACCAGTCCGCCCGGTTGTCTTGTTGGTCGGCAGAACATTGTTCGCATACCAATACAGGTTTTGTGTGAACGCAGCCAAATCGAGATGGTCGGCAATTGTTCCGACTAGGTCGGTGTCGCCGATGATGGATGTGGCGGATGCTGCGTCGAACGCAATGAGTTGTGTGGCGTTGGTTGCGTCGATGACGTTGTTGAGTGCCCGTGCCCGTGATTTGTACGAATAGTAATTTTCTTTGGCGTAGGTAGTGACTGCCAAACCGCCAACACCAACAACCTGAAACTGCGAAACATACCCAACCCAGTCCAAACAGTTAATGGTCGTCAACACAACCGGGGTGTTCAGCGACACCGAGTTATCAAACACAACCCGTTGCGACACATCCTGCACATAGCCAATAAACGCATATTCGGTGGTCCCGGTGCGACGCAACCGCACCAAATCGCCCACCAACGGCGGTGTCGCCAAATCCTTGAACGTCGCGTTTAGCGTACCCACATCGGTTTGTGAGAACCCGGGCAAACCGACACGACCACCCTGCGAATAACTAATGCCTTCAACAACCGCCGAACTACGATCCACCCAAGTAAACGTCGAGGCCCAAGCTGCGGTTTCAAACGTCACCTGCCCGTAGAGAGGTTGTTCAATAATGGGTAGTGCCATTATCGTCGCCCGTTCGCCCGGCTAAAAGCGTCGAGTGCTCGGCGAGTTTCACGCCCGGCTGAAACCGAATCGGTTGCCCCATTGATGTTGATGACTGTTGTGCCTTTGCCAACGGCGGCGCGATCCATGCCAATTCCAACACCGGGGAATCGAGTCGGCGCAATACCACCGCTTCTAGTAATCTCGTTGTTCTTTTTCGTGTACGCATCAAGTTCATTCGTTGCACCGCGCCATGCGTCCATCAAATCGATAACAAACCCAACCACGCTGTTGATTGCCTCAGCCATTGAAATAAACGCCTGCACAATGTTGTCCAAATCCTCCTGACCCTCTGGGGACGACAACCACTCACTAATTCTTTCGTTCATCTTTTCAAGATGGGGCAACATGGCCTCACCAATAATGTCGCCCATCTCAGCAAACTGTTGGGCCATCTTTTCAAACGGTGTCGCCGAAGCCTCCGCCAAACCCTTTACGCGACCCTCAACCTTTGCAAGAATAAGTTCTTGCGCCTGCATCAATTTGCCGGACTCAGCCAACGCCGTAATCTTGGCACGTTCCGTTTCCGTAAACGTCACCCCAGCACGGTTCATCGCATCCAACGCCTTGACTGGGTTCTCCAACATTCGACCAAGTTTGATCGCGTTCGATTCCATGTCACCAAAACCACCAGCAGCCAAATCAATCGCCGCCATCGTGGTCCGGTCAAACGTGCCACCCATCTCATCAACCGTCTTACGCAACGCCTTGAACATGATGAGTTTCTTTTGAACAGCCTTGACCTGTTCATCGTCAATGCCCGTCGCTTTACTAACCTGCGTCGCATAAGCAGACATACGCTTCACCGCGGCATCGGTCGCCTTTGACACGCCCTGCATATTCTCAAGCATGAACCGCAACTGCACGTCAGCCTTACGCGACTCCGCACCCATGTTCGCAATGGCAGGAATAGCCCGGAGAATTGCCAGAGTCATGGTGAACATTGCGGCCTTGGCAATGTTGAACGCTTTGCTGGCAAACTGACCAAACGATGTCGACTGTCGGCTAGCATTTTTCAGGCC